CCTTTCGACCACCATTGATAGAGATGGTAGACCAAGTAGGCTGTGCGCTGGGAGAAGTTGGTCTGGCGCACGATAACCCCAGCCATTACCTCTAGAGTGTTAAGGAAGTTATCGAGAGCTTGGGCCGAAATTCCAATACTGCGCCACGATTCTCCAGACCTATACTCGATCTGCTCTTGTTTTACGCGAGCCATCCCTTCAACTATCAAGTACACAGTGTTGTAGGAAGACAGCAGACCCGGTAGTTGGTGCCCAGAGAAGCGCCCGGACTCAAGAGAATCAACCAAGTCGGGTAGAGTCTTGCGTTCTACGCCGATCATGACAGGAATATCGTTCTTGCCCTTACCCATGAAACAGGCGTCACCAAACCCTAACCTACCGATGCGGGCAACACCAGATGGGAAGTATGGTAGTAGATCGGCACTACCTACTCTCGTATCAATGGTTATCACTATGCCCGCCCACCTTCAGGGTCGAAGATTAGCGGCTTGCGATCTCCAGCGCTTGTTGATACGATGGTGCCTAGATACTGGCGTACTACACCCAGGATTTTAGCCGACGCCTCAATGTACTCCTCATCTGGTAGTGTCATGATTTCGTCGATGGTGTAGTTTATAGTATCCATAGCATCTAGGTCTAGGTCAGATAGTGTGACGGCCATTATGATCCCTCCGGTCCATGCACCAGATTAAGAAGCTGGGGGAAGCTAATCATGGAGGCGGGGAGCTTTACCCCCTCAAGGGCGCGCTTGTGGCGACATTCCGCAATCGTCAGGTCGTCCTTCGAGAGTGTTACCACCATCTGCACCAGTGCCATAGTTCCGCCGAAACCCGCGAACACTTTATTGCCGGTGCGGTTTTCCCCCACCCACTCGTCTTTGACATGGTGGTTGAGAATAAGATTCTTATCTGGGTGTTCTAGGGCATCCCGGATAAGTTTGCGGTACTCCCCGTTAGGTTCAGCATACCTATTCTGGGGCCAAACCTTTTCAAGTTTACCGAAGAACGATAGGCGACAGGCTTCCCACCACTCCGTCGCCGTATCGACCATGATGGTCTTGATAGTCGTGTCATTGAGGGCGGTGTAGTATGCTTCCTTGCTCTTGATCCACGCCTTCTTGTAGTCGTCGAGAGTTACATCTTTCTCAAGTAACATAGAAGTGGGCACATCAAGAGGAAGATGCCATATCTTTGCCCCCGAGAAGTCGCTGATTGGACCTTCTATACCGTAATCGTAGTCAAGCATGGCGAGAGGTCCCAACTCGGTAGCCGTAAGCCCTAACGTGGTCTTGCCAGACTTGACTGGACCCACCACCGCCAAGATCAGGCGGCGCGGTCTGGTAAATGTGGGCTGTCTGAAGTATTGTTCGAGGCTCACCGCCTGTACCCCGCTTTCGTGGCGTGGGCTGCCCTCGCGTGATCTGCTGCTCTGCGAATGGCGAAATCCAGCCTATCCCTGAGATTGACAGCCTCATCTAAAGATAGCCGCGTGTTTGTAGAAAGCCGCTCGCACGGTTCATACGAGGTCATCTCGATAAGTATCGTTCCCGGCCTTCCTATTGAAGCGTATGGTACAACCTTTGTATCACCCATGTTCTCTACTCCTTACCAGTCTGCCCCCATTGGAGGCGGGTCATTTTCTCTGTCTTCCAGAAGGTATGCCAGACGGAGAATTTCGTTGGCGTAGGCGATCGCCTTCTCACGGGTGAGGTCGTTAACGGTGAGATCAATTCCCGTCCTTGCCGACACGCACACCGTGTTCACAACGTAGGGGCCGCTTATGATCTCAACGTAGTTGCCTGGGGCTTCTGACTCGATTTTCATGTTTTACTCCTCATGTATTCCGCGTGGTTTGTAATCATCTCCCAATTCTCATCGAGTTCGTGAGGTAGGAAGGTGATAAGCCACGGTTTGTAGATTGGTCCAGACCCTTTGTAGTCACCCATCAGGTGAAGGATATGGAACATTACCCGGTCGATACCAAGCGCCATACAATAACTCTTGGCCTGGGTCATGTACCGCCAGTTATCGACCGGGTTGTTCTTTGATGACTTCCAGGTAGCCTTGGCTTCTTGGAGAACCCACGACCCGGCAGAAATGTCGATACCGTCAGGGGTTAGGTAGATACCGCCGTATTGAATCTCCCCGGTATGATACCACGAGAACGCCCGGCCCATGAGCTTCGCAAACGCCGGGCTTAGAACCTCCTCCCACCGATCAAAGAGCACCTGTTCCCAGATAAACCCAGTGTTCATGGTTGGTCGGGAGGACCAGGTCTGGTTTCCCTGATCCATACCCGACACAACCATGAGGTCTTTGATAATATCTGTGAGGTGCAAGCCAGGGCTACGGACATTGTTTCCGGTCCCTAGTATGGGTAGTTCTATGTCGAGTAGCCTGGCCTCCATGCTTCCTCCCCTACGCGGCCTTGGAGATGACGCCGCCCTCGAAGGCCCACAACTTCTGGGCTGCTCCGCCGGTCAGGAACTTGTCATCGGCCACAAGCAGGTTGATAAGTTCATTGCGCTGCGGGTCGGCTAGTAGAGCCGGGTCCGCAAAGATCAGAGAAGGCAGGTCGGCCTTTTTGACCTTGCCGCTCTTCGCTGCAGCCAGGAACTTCAGCACCGCTGCTAGGGTCTTGTCGGTTAGAGCCTGGGTATCAGTTGCAGGGGGGCCTTCCGCGGCCTCTTCTCCAGGCAGGTTGATTACTTCTGTAACCACCAAGACCTCGAAAGCCTTGTCCTTGCCCTCGGCGTCCTTCAACCCCTCCCGCTTGATAGCGGTGCGTACGAAGCGACCCGAGAATCCCACCAAGGCAGTTACATCGCCGCTTGCCTTATCCAGCAGGTCTTCTGGGACTCCGGCGCTGTGCATGGACTTGAACAAGTAGGCGGCGTTTGTGCTCGCGTGTAACATTCTGCGTTTACCAATGGCGATGAAAGACTTGCCATCCGGGGACGGTGCCCAGTCTTCGGCCTTACCGACACCGAAATACTGGATAACAGGTTTGTCTAGACCCTCGCCCATCAGGTCGAGTTTCAGACATGGTACAGCCTTGGGCTGCTTGCCGTTGTAGTCATACGATACGCAGGCAGCGCCGACGATCTTAGCGATGTCGTCATTAGGCCAAAGGCCAGTGGACTCATCGTACTCCTTGGGATTGAACATGCCCATAAAACAATTCCTCCTGGTACTGCGGGTTAGTAGATTCCTTTGGCCTTAGCCAATCGTTTTGGTAGTGTTACAACAACAACACCACCCACATCATACACTATTGCTATTTGGTCGCGAGGTAGCCATGCTTCGTCACCATCCGCCGTTCTTAGGTAGACAGACATTTGGTTATTGACCAATAGCTCCCCGCGCACTTCCACATCTCCACCATCCACGCTAACATCCCCCTTACATAGGTTTGGGTATCATCGAACTCTTCTTTACCGCCGCAAGAAACCAACGAGGAGCGAGGTGGCTATAGTTGGCAAGCAGCCACCTAAAGTTGTCGTCAATGATGATGGTTTCGCACCAATCATCTTCAGCCCGCACCCCACGCCCCGCCTCTTGCACCAATGTCTGCCAGGCCATATAGAATGGTAGGCTCGGGTCCACCTGTTGGCGGGCTTGCTGAATCGCAGGACGGCTATCGGGAAAGGGTATCTTGGCGATTATCTGCCAGCGGCATTGATCGTAGGGAAAATCCCACCCGGTAGTCATACTTGGGCTGACGAGGAGGGCAGGGGCCTTGCGGCGTTTGAAAGCTGCTACCTTCAGGGCCGTGTCGTTTGGGCCGTGTACAACAGCGAAACGCCCACATTTACAGTCGCTTACTACTCGCCGCGCCCTTTCATAAGATACGGTGTGGACGATCCCCTTTCTGTCGAGCCGCGTCCCTACGATCTGGTCGATGCGAGATAACCACAGCATCTCGGCACCGTGATCCATGTTTCTGTCTACCTTCGCAGTCGGAACCCACACCACCGGCCTATGCTCAACTTTGAACGGGCTTGGGTACTCCTCAACTGCGTGGTCCTTTATCCCCAACATACGGGCGGTGTGCGCTGTGACTGTGGCGCTCGTCAGTTGGATGTGGGGGATACCCATGAACAAGCTGGGTTCAGCGTAGCGAATAAGGCAGAGCGGATTGATGATATGTTTCTCCCCCACCTTATCGACTACTAGGGGGGAGGCTGAGATGAGCACTATGGACTCCAGGGTTCGCTTGACCCTCGATAACTGCCTTAGCCTGTGTAGGTTCAGGTCTGGGTTTAGTAGCCCCTCTTCAAGAGCATTGTTCACTCTGATAAGGAGCACCCGCGCCCACTCGGGCCAGTTCCGCGGTGTGCAGACAGTTTCTCCGAGCGCCACACTAATGAACCCAAGGTCCACCTCCACAGCAAGGAAGTCGCTCAGGTGGTCGGGGGCGGCGTGCGCCTCATCCATTATCAAGGTCTGCCGCCCCTCCCGGATAAACTCCCCCGCCGTGAGCCACATGGCATAGTTCGTTACGACGTACCTAGCCTGTTTGGCCCCCCGCAGAGCATCGAAGTAGGAACACCCGCCCGCCTTGAACTGGCACTCAATACCATAGTGGCACAGGCCGTCCTCACAAGTGGGTCCGTCCCCTCGTATGCAACGATAATTCTTGCGCCCCTTCAATTCCACGAGGCCGACTGCTGAGAAGTCGTTGACGAGTTGGTCTTGTAGCCCCTTGGTGCTCGTTAGGATCACTGTGGGTTCGCAGCGCTTGACCGCCCCTGTCATGTAGATCAGCGATTTACCTACCCCAGTAGGCATGATCTGAAGAAGGTGCCGACTCTCACAGGTGAGGAAGTCTTTGACAGCCTGTTCTTGTCCCGGTCGCCAGGACTTGAACTTGTGGGGCATACCTATATCGGCGGGAGATTTCATAGGCCGACGATGCGTTCCCCGGTGGCTTCGGAATCAATAGAAACGAGCTTGTCTTTAATGAACTTGATTGTCACGATGTGGACATTGCACTTGGGGTCAACACACTTGAGGAACACTGTGAAAGTCTTCTGCTTAACTTGTGCGACCGTAGCAAAGGCCACGCCCTCGATTATCTTTAATTCATACCCGCGTGCATCGAGCACCTGTTTCTGGAACCTGGCACAGGAGACCTCGTCCAGATTTGCTTGGCACATTGTGCTCCCTGGAGTGCCGGGCGGGATAGCACAGTGGCCTACAGTGTAGCCGAGTAAGAAGGCAACGACGACAGCAGCCGCAGCTATCATTATCGGGCGATAAAACAGTCTGTAAAACAGGTCGTCTCTAATCATCGCCGCTCCTTCGCTACTTGGGCTAGTCTCTTGGGACATTTGCCCATTGGGTGAAAACTGACCCCGTCTTCGGTAATACATGCTACGATGTGGGATTTGTTATCATCTCCAGGTATCCAGCATGGCACGCCTGAGAAGTGGTAGATTTCGGCAACAGCTGCCGCACCATAATATGAATGATGCCCGCGGCCTTTAGAGAAGAAAGCGGGTTCCATGTGTCCGGTAGCCTTAGCTAGGGCGCGTGCCGCCGATCTAAACCGCCCTATGGCATCTTTGTAATTAAATGTGTAAGCCTCTTCGTCTTCGTCCATCCTCACCCCTCCTTAATGAACTTCAAACCCGTAACGCCTTGGATCAGCAAAGACCATGTTCCGACGCCGGTGCCAAGATTCGAGGACCCGGACAAACATCTCATTGATCTCCTCGATCTCTGTCGCGTCGTACATGACTGGGTCGAAGGTGGTAACGACCTTGATCCCTAGTTCGTCGCACGCAAGCTCGCACTCATTATTTTCCACAGACCCTCCTTGTATCAGGGGATTTCCACATTCGGTACAAGTTCCCATATGCCCACCATAAAGTGCGGGGTGTTTTATACTAGGCTTCACCGCACAAGCCTAGTTTCCTGCCGATAAAGCACAGCCGCTAACTCAAGCTTATCATTTGGCAGCCGGTTCTTAAACCCTGTACCAAAAATTTATCCGAGGGCTTTCCTTATAGCCCACTCAGCCATCCATTTATACCACGAATCCTTAAATGCTCTGGATTGCATTATCAAGCACAGAGCGCTGTGCAGATATTCAAAGTCTTCAATGAAGTCGGAGATTCTACTCTCTTTCAGTTTTTCCATACTCATGCTCCTTTTCGTCAAGGGCTTCAAGCGCGTTGTCTGCCCGCCCAAGGTCTTGTAGATAGTTGTCTGTGGTGCTGGCGTTCTCGTGCCCTAGTATGGTCTGAATCGCCGTAGTGGGTACACCCGCCGCGGCCATTGCGCTCGCCGCGTAGTGGCGTAACGCGTGGAAAGCGAACTCTGGCACCCCAGCCCGCCTGCACAGTGTTTTAAGGAACTTATCCCGGTAGACATACCTCCACTTTTCGGGATTATCGGGGTAGGCGGCGCGCATGACTGGGTTCGTGAATACCCACGGGCTGCCGCCATCCTCATCAAATATATGGGCGACATAAAGAGCGTCGTATACACGCTGGGTCATCTTCACCGTGCGAGCCTTGCGGTCCCCTCCTTTCTTCTTGCGAGTCCACAGACGCAACCGCCTATTATCAAAGTCAACATCGGCCCATGTTAGGTTGTTGATTTCTC